GTGCGGATCCAGATGTCCGCGCGATTGCCGTAGACCTTTTTGAAAAAGGCCCCTTGATAACGTCGCCCCGCCACCGACACACCAGACTGGCCTTGCCGAGGATTACCGATCCGGCTCGCCTCAATGGCATTGAGACCGAACCACAACTTGCCGCTGTTGGCACCACCGCTGACCGGGTAACTGCGCAGACGCTGACGCACCGCCGCCACCGCTATGCGCTCCTGTCGACCCACGGCGCGGGCAATGTACGTACGCAGCCACCCCAGGGTTTTGTTGATCGCCCGTCGCTGGGCAGCGGCTGCGGCTTTCGGCACCAACTTGGCAAAGTCCTGGAACGCTTGCAGGTCCGCTGTCGAGGTCTGCAAGGAGATCATCCCACCGCCGGCCGAGGGTTTGAAGTAGCTGCCAACGCTCATGGTCGCTTCCTCAAAATCAGGGCGACCAGACCGTCGCCACTCGGCTCCAGCTGCAGCAGGTCGTAATCACCGCCACCGTCCAACTCCGGCAGTTCCACACGGACCAACAACCCTTTCTTTAATCCCTGCGAATCGCTGACCCGAATCTCAAACCGAGGCTCGCGCAGCCCCGTGTTGAGCTTGCCGATCTTCGGTTGCAGCCACGGTGCAGCGAACATGCCCAGCACCGGCTCGTCCCGGCCTTCGATCCGGGCGGTGTCGCCCAGCGTTTCGAACACCACCGCGTCGACCTCGGCGATCAGATCGCGAAAGCCCATGGTCAGAGCTCCAGCAGGATCTGCGCGAGCGGCCGGGTGCACAGGTGCAGCGGGTTGGACTGGGCCTCACCGGCCATGCCTTTGTTGAACGGCATCGGTTCGATCTTGCTGTAGTACGGCACGCCTTCAGTGTTGACCGTTTCCATGTAGTCCGCCGGGGCAAACACCGAGATGTATAGGTCCGGCACGCCTTCAGGAATCAACAGGGCCTTGTCGTCATGGATGAAGGTGACGCCCGCAATCTTGCCGCGATAGCGCTCCCAGACGATGCCGCCAAACTCGAAACTCTCGCGGGCATCACCGCGCAACGCTGCCGCCTGCTGACTGTTGAGGAACGTTTCCTTGACCGACTTGTGCACGATCAGCTTGTTCCAGAAGTTCTTGCCGCAGAGTGCCCGCGAACCGCTGCTGGTGACACTGCCCAGCGCATCCTCTTGCAGGTCCAGCGCTTCCCCGCATTTGACGCGCAGCTCGGTATCGGCGCTGTTGAGGCCCATGGACATTTTCTTGCGCGTCACGCCGAAGGTTTTATAGATGTCCAACAAGACCGTTGACCCGTCGGCATCGAGGATCTGGCCATTGAGCGCACCCATGCGTTGGAATTCGTGGGTGGCATCGAGCTGTCGACGCGCTTTGGCCAGGCGTTTGTTGACCACATCCTGCACCGCCTGCAACTCGGAACGCGTACCGAAAGCGCGAATCCCCTGAATCTCATCAGCCTTGATCGCGAAACGCTGCGGCAGGTGCACGGTGTTGAACGGGATCAGGTTGCGCTTGGTGCCGCTGACCACCAGTCCAGACGTACCGCGCTCGCCGGCCGGTACCAGCGCCAGGGTGTCGCCGTCCTTTTCAATCTGCACCGTCAGGGTGGTGATACCCTCTTCCTGAAACAGGCCGAGGCTGCTGATGCGGCCTGGCAGGTATTCCTGGTCGTTGATGGCGGCGGTCAGCGAAGAGACCGAAAACGCGTCATCGTTAAAGATTTCAATGTCAGCCATGAAGCTATCTCCAGAACGCAAAAACCCGCACGCGGCGGGTTCGGTAATCAGGGTGGTCGTCTTAGCGGACGATCAGAAAATGAGTGGCCAGCGCCTTTTCAGCGGCCGGATCCAGACCAGTGAGATGGGCTTCGCTGACTTCAGCCAAACGCACCACGGCACGGCCTCGACGGACCACATCGGACTCGCCCAAGGGACAGTAAAGAATGGCGATAGCGTTTTCACTGCCGTCTTCGGCGGCCGGGTTATAAGGCGCGAACTCACCGGTCAGGCTGACCAAACCGAGGATTTGCCCCGGCTCCAGCGCAGGCCCTGCCGCGACGTTAATGGCTTCGCGGGAAATGGTGCCAGCGGCCTCGGACAGCAGGAACTCACCTGCGTGCATCGGCTCTCGTTGAATCGTCATCGTCTTGCTCCTGTAGCAGATTGGGGTTTAGCGGTGCGCGCGGCTTGGCGCGCCGACCAGATCGAGGGTTGATCGATTTGCTTGGCCTGCACCTTCAGCGGTTTGTCTTCATCCAGCGGCAGGCTGTTGTCGATTTCGAAGCCCTTGCCGCTGCCGACGAGCTTGTCGAACAGGCGCGCCCGAACCGCCGCCGCATCCAGACCGGCCGCGACGAACTCGACACTGAACTCTGGCAACCGTGCGGCCACACACAGGTCATTCACGGCCTTGGCGCGTGTCAGCCCCGCCTGAACGATGTCCTCGCTTTCGAGGTTGGTCGAACTGAGCAACGGCGCCACCAGGTTGCTGATGCCCGCCTCCGCACAACGCTGGGTGATCATCAATGCCAACTTGGCAGCGTCGACTACGGTCGGTTCCAGTGGCGGGTTGTCTAGCTCTAGTTCGGGGTCCGGTTCAGGTGGCTCGTCGAGCTGGGCCAGCAGTTCAGCCGGTGCGTGCTGGTAACGCTGCAGCACGCAGCCCTGGCCGAGGCACGCCTTAACCTTGATTCCGTCACCAACTTCATCGGCCAGCCCCAAGGCCACGGCTTCGTTGGCGGTTAGCCAGGTTTCAGCGGCGACCAGTCGCCGCAACTCGACCTCATCAATCTCCGGGGCCTTCGCCTTGTAGGCCGCGATGATCGCTTCCATGGTTTGGTCGAGAACGTCGGCCACCTTGCGGAAGTCTTCGGCATCCCCGGCCGCGTAGGTCCATGGGTTGTGAATCATCAGCATGGCGTTAGCCGCGATCACGACCTTGTGTGCCCCGCAGACTGCGACGCTGGCCGCACTGGCGGCCAATGCATCGATTCGACCGGTGCAACGCTCGCCCAGACGCGACAGCGCGTTGTGCATGGCCAACCCGTCGAACAGATCGCCGCCGATGCTGTTGAACGCCGCGATCACCTGCGAGACGCCATCGTCCAGGGCGCGCAGGTCCTGCACGAACTGATTGGCAGTAATGCCCCAGGCACCGATCTCACCGTAGACGAACACCTCAATGACACGCTCAGTGGCCTCGCCACTGGCTTGCAGTGCATACCAGGTTTTGTCCTGCACCTGGACTCGCTGACCCGCTCGGTTGTAAATGCGCGGTCGCGCTTTCTTGCTCATGGTTGCTCCTTGTCGTCGATGGGGACGAAAGCTTCGAGAGTGGTGTAATTGAGGCCTAGAGCGGTGGCCCGGGCCAGATCGGCGGCGTTTTCCGCGTCGACCGTTTCCGCGTCGTAGCCGGTGCGCAGGACCATCTCGCTACGCGAGGCGAAGCCGGCCTGCACTTCCATCCGCCGAGCCTGTACATCCTGCACCGGCTGGATGTAGGCCCAACCTTGTGGCACCCAACGTGTGCGCAGGTATTCGCGGCGACGCTGTGCGTAGTCGTCCAGCACCAGGGCACCCGACAAGACGGCCATGTCCATCCAGGCAGCCCGGACCGGGCGGCAGAGCTGGTGGACGTAAACGCTGAATTGCAGTTGCTCCAGGCGACGCCGGAACTCGTTGAGCACCACGCGCAGCGCCCGGTCGTTGACCTCGCGCATGTCACCCGTGAGGATCTCGTAGGGCGTGCCCGTTCCCGCAGCAGCGGCCATCAGCTGCTGTCGCATAAAGTCCGGGTAGTTGTTACCCGCATCCGGCGGTTTGGAGAACTCGACCTCTTCACCTGGCCCCAGCTCCTGCATCGTGCCGGGCTCCAGCGCCACCATCGGCGTGAAGCCATCACGATCCAGGCTCAACGGTTGGCCGGTGACGGGATCTCTCGGTACCGGTCCAGAGTCCTGCGGCGGTCGACTGATGAAGCCAGCAAACAGGTTGGCCACCTCCTGACGGAACAACACGGCATCGTCGTAGTTGTCGAGACTGCGCAGGCGCTTGAGCACCGGCGACAATCGCGGCACACCGCGCAACTGACCCGGCTCGACCGGCTCGAAGATGTGCAGCACCTGGGCGGCCGGCACGCGCACCAGTTGGTTGTATCCGGCGTTCAATGACGACGCATCACGCGGATGCGACAAGTACATCCAATACGCCACGCGCTTGCCGCCCGGTGTGAATTCAATTCCGGCCCGGATGATGTTGCCGTCTCGGGTGGTCTCGAACTTGTCGTGCGGAACAAATTCCGGCGCCAGCGCCTGGATCTGCAACGGCACCGCCAGGCCATCGTCCAGGTTGCGCGGTCGCAGCCGAACAAAACACTCACCCGAGGTCTCGACTGTGCGAGCGATTAGGGCCTGCTGGCCATAGAAGTCGGTGCGCTCATCGGCGTCCGACTCGTCGACCCAGTCCTCCCAGAGTTCCTGCAGCAACTTGCGCAGGGCTTCGTCGTCAGTCTTGGGACGCGGCGTGATACCGGTGCCGATCAGGTTACTGACACGCTTGTCGATCACGTTGTAGGCATACGGGTCGTTGCGAACCGCTGCCCGAGAACGCGACCGCAGGTTGCGTAGTGCCGGGGTGTTGATGCTGTTGATCCCGTTGTCGGGAGCATCCCAACCAGTGGATCGGCGGCCCTCTCCGGCGCCTTCGTAACTGGCCTTGATGTTCGACGGCAGCAAGAATCCGTTACGGGTCAGCGTCGGATAGGTGCGGGCCATTAGACTCCTTTGCCTCCGTGGTACA